CAGTGCGCGACATTGCGCGCCCTGCTCCATGCGAACAGGAGTTCATAGACATGGCGAGAGGCGCGCCAGCCTTTGCCTTCACGATGAAGGATTTCGCGCCCATCGAACCAGGGATGATTCCAAGTTCCGATTCCGTAATCCGAACCGCACCCTTGCGCGTCACCATCACCTCAGAGCCGAAGTGGTGTTCCTGAGAAACGTAGTTGTGGTGGCAGTTGACCGCCTCACAGTCGGTCACGAACGGCTTCTCTATGGTCGCGTGCATCGCCTCAAGAGCCGCGTCCATCATCAAGGAACGGTTCAGTTTGGCGAAACCCTGAGCCCATGACAGAGCCTTCATGTAGTCGGGGTAGAGCGGCGACCCCTGAGCGATATAGGCAAGGTCTTGGTCTGGTAGGTTGATAAACCAGCGCTTCATCTCCTCCTTTGCCTTCTCGATGAAGTAAGAGCCGATCCGGTTGCCAATGCCGCGTGAGCCTGAGTGAAGCATGATCCAGACGCGGTCTTGCTCATCCAGACACACTTCAACGAAGTGGTTTCCGGTTCCCAGCGTACCGAGGTGTGACGGTGCACGCTCAGCCGCTTGGCCGATCTTCGGATGTTTGGAGACGATTTCTTCAAGCCCCGACTTCAGCCGTGCAAACTCAGCCTCATACTTCTCCGGAACGTCGCCCCAAGCGCCACGGTCTCCCGGCTTGCCGTCGTTCGTGCGCCCGTGAGGGATTCGAGATTCAATGGCGGTACGCAGGCCGAACAGGTTGTCCGGCAGATCGGCAGCGACAAGAGAAGTGCGCTGAGCAATCATGCCGCAACCAATGTCCACGCCGACAGCGGCTGGGATAATCGCCCCGCGCGTAGGAATCACTGAACCGACAGTCGCGCCCATTCCCCAATGCACGTCCGGCATAACCGCAATGTGTTTGTGGACGAACGGCATTGCCGCCAGATTGTCGATTTGTTTTCGGGCTGCGTCCTCAAGTTGGACGCCATCGATCCACGCTTTTACGAGGCCGCCTTGAGCGCCTTCGAAAACTTGCATTGTAGTCTCCTTTAGTCGATCCGTCGCAAATGCCTGACGGTTCGGGTTGGAAAAATACGAGGCCGGTCGCTACTCCGGCTATGACGGCGATAGGCGTGTTGTGATGACGCCTCGTTTTACCTGCTTACCCGTGGCGGCTAACCATACTCATCTCGCCGCCTACACCCGCACCGTATCGCTACACCGGATGGGCTCTCGCTCGTCTGATTAACGCTTCTGCTTTCAGCGTCGCTCGCAATCGACAGGCTAGGATACTTATGGCATCCTCGCAACATGAAAAACCCCTACGCCACCTTGGACGCCAAAATCGCGCCCCTGATCACCATAATCCACAAAATCCGACAGGCGCGTGATGCGCAGCCGGTGTGGGTGTGGCGAATGATTCCAGGTGCGATTACGCGTCCGTTGCAGGAGTTGTTTGATTTCGTGGAAGCGTATGATCGGGCGATTGGTCGGGCGCAGAGGGATCGGGAAGCGGGTCAGAAGCCGGAGTAAACCATTGATTTAACATCGTCTTGCGGGGGAGTGGGGGAGACGGTCATGGGGCTGGGTCCGTCAGATATTGCGGCGGGAAGCCGTCAGCCTTCGCGCTGATGACGAACTTATCGGCGTGGTGACGCATGCCGATCACTCGGACGCCGAACCGTTCAAGGGCCTCCGCGTCGTCACGGCTCCCGCTGGCGAGATAGCGCTGTAGGACGGGGATCAGGCCATGCGTCACGTCATACGCATAGTCGTGGTTGATCTCGATGAGGGTTCGCATGCTCACGGCTCAACCCCTTCAGAAGGCGCTACGGGGAGGGGCATCCAGTGGGTGACGGGCGGGTATATTGCGAGCGGCGTAGGCTCTTCAGGTCCATAATCGCCATCGACACACCAAGCGTCTTGAATGTCGGACCAATACATATCGGTCACGCGCTCATCACGCTGCCAGCCGTCGAACTTCGTACCGTCGTCAGGCGCGCTCTCAATCGGCCTCCACGCGTTTCCATGGGAAGACGGGACAGGAGCGGCGGCGATCATGGCGCGGTAGGCCCTCAGAGCGCCGAGACTGGTGCGCTCAACGAAAGCGTCCCGCATCGCGGCCAGCATCGCCTCGGTCGGTTCTGTCGGGACTGTGGTCGTGGGGGTGGTCATTCTTCGTCCTCGTCCTCGTCGTAGTTTCCATACTCAGCCGCCTGACAGTTACGTCCCCCGCAATCAGGACATTCCGTGTGCGACAGGTTTGAGAAGGGGCCGCACCACCTGACGCGCGCACCACCACAGACAGAGCAGATCATGACGGCTCCTTGGCGGCAGCGCGGGCAGCGCGGCGGGCTTTGCGGAAGTCAGACGGACCGAACCAATAGGATATGCGCTCCTTGTGCACGTCAGACGCCCAGCCAACGTCATCGACGTTGTCAGCGAAGTCGTCGAACGGCTCCAACGCCTCCCCCATCACCGCGACCTGTGCGGTAAGGGCTTCGAGAGCGTCGGCGGCATCTGTCATCGCGCACCACGCGCGCATAAGGTCAGCACCGTCGTAATCGCCGGATTTGAGAACTACGCGCATGTTACGCAGTCGTTCGGGCAGATCAGCCATTGGCCTCACCTTCGGGTTGGGGTTTCGGGAGCGAGCGGAACAGCGACGGCTTGACCTGATATTTGCCGGGGACCGTCAGCCACATATCCGTGCGGCTGGACGGATGATGCCGCCATGCGACGATGGGCTTGGTCCAGCCGTCAGCCATGACCAGCACCTCATCAGCGGTGTTGTCGTGTTCGCTGATCGGCTTCCACGCCTCCCGCTCATCCTGGCTAAGCGCTCGGGATGGCGGGGAGGCTGCTAGGGGGCCGAGAGGCGTGATCGTCGGGTTCAGGCGGGCCAGCCACGGCTCGACCTCGTCTGTCAGTTGGATGCGCTTCCGGTCCGTGTCGATCCGCCACTGGATCAGGTATCCAGCCGCCGCCTGTTCGACGGGGCGATGGGCGCGGGGTTGGTCAGGCCATGCGGCAGCCATCGTCCGCCAGACCAGATCGGCTCCGCAGCGAAGGCGCCCGCTGGAATCGGTCAGGTCTTCAGCAGCCGCGATCATTTCGGTAGTCGGCCTGACGGGCAGCTTTCTCAGAACGAGATCAGACAGCGGTCCTGTGTGCCCCAAGGGGTTTTGGTCTGTCACTTCGATTGCTCCGATGCGCGAAGGGTAAGAGCGCGGACGTTGGGGACGGGCTGGCGAGGATCGGGCGAAGACCACACCTCGCCTAGGAAAGTGACCGACAGCGCGGCGATCATGTCCGCAGTCAGGTGACAACCGGTCCCTCGGTCATGTGCCCGCGCCATCCGAGTGAAAGCGTCCTGCGCCAGATCTTCCCCGACGCTCGCCGCCTCCAGCCGCTCGATCAGATCGGTCGGGGCGGTCATTTGCTGTAGTCCCGATAGACGTGTCTGCGCCCGTATGGGCCGTTGGCAGACACGCGCTGAACCGTTCGAAGCCAGGCCCATGCGCCGAGGGTCAGCCGACGCGGAAGCCACAAAAAGACGGGCTCGTAAGACGTGCTCACTGTCCCGTCTCCTTCGCGCTGGTGGAGAGGGCGGCGATGATCTGATCGGCGGTTTGACGATATTCGCCGCGCTGTGCGTTCGCTGGATCAATGTCAGACTCCGGCGCGAACCTCTCCCAGATGATCCGTGCGATCTCAACCGCCCCGGCCTGTTCCTGGGATGGTGAGGAGGACAGGGCGGCAAGAGCGTCATCACCAACGGCCCAATGCGTAATCGACCCTTGCTGATGAAGTTCAGCCAGTTTGTGGTTGAGCCACTCTTGAGCGGTTTCGTTCGACGCCAAATGCGCGGGATTGATGCCGGCCACAGCGGCGACCTCTGCCCCCTCCCCACCCTCTGCCCGGTCGGGTTCGGCGGACACGAGGCGGTCAGGACGGGAGACGAACTCGAAGCGGCGAGGATAAGCGCCCGAGCCCGGAAGTTCCTGCACGACGATCCATTGGCCGTTTTCGTCCTCGTCGATCGCGTCGAAAGTGACGTTTGATCCGTTCGGAAAACCACGCTTCGTATAAAACGTGTCTGCCTCTATCACTCGCAACTGGTCCCCCTTCACGAGCAAGCCCACGTCCTCCGCTCGCAGCGGCTCTCCGGGGGTGGGGGAGACGGGAAGGTCGCGGGTCATTGGCCGGACTCCGGTCCATCGAGAACGGAGCGGGCTTCAGCGAGAGCTTCGTTCATTTGCTGAACGACGGCCCAGTTCGTGAAGTCCGTCATCGTCCAAGTCGCGCGGGCGTCAATCCACATGGACCGCTTCGCTTCGACCAGAGCCAAAGCCAGCTTACGGATCAGCGCCTTCGCAATCGCCGCGTCAGCCCGTTTGAGCGCTTCCACATCGGGACCGCAGTCCGTCATCTCGGCACATGCGCCGACGAAGCCTGATAGTTTGGCCCTGCACTCTTGCAGCGCCTCCAGCAGATCAGGAGCGGCGTTCCGAAGGTTGGTATTAGCGACGCTTTCAGGGTCCGCCCCGCCGCCGCACATGATGGCAACGCCACTGCTGTACTCGACCACTTTCTTGCCGTTCGAGCCGACAAGCTCGCCACGGATTTTCGCCCACGGACCGGGAGTATGCCCGCCCGGGGTGGGTTGCGTGGATGGGGTGGCGTGTGTATCTTGCGGTTTCGTCATCTTCTCTCTCCAGAGTTCCAAGGATGATGGTGGCCGGTCTCTTGTGATGAGGGACCGGCCTTTTTTGTTGTTCCGCCCGCCGCGTCTTCCCCTAGATCAGCGATGTGTGGTCAGTCATAGCCCGTGACTCCCGCGAGCGAAGGGCCCGCCGCCCATGGTGCGGATGTTTTCGGCGTCGATAGGTTCTTGACGCTGAACCTTGAAATCGCGCTTGCGACCGGTCGTGTCCGTTTCGCCACCAAGGAACCAGGCGGCTTCTGCGCGGGCCTGCTTGACAGTGTCGGCCACGACCGCGCCCGCATATTCGTAACGGTATCCGCTATTGGTCAGAATGTTCCAGCGCATCTTCAATCTCCAGTTCCAATAACCACAACATACGCCCTATTCCTCGGGCGTCAACAGCTTTTTTTCGCGGTGTCTGCGCCAGCGGATTTCGTTGGCCGAGGCCTGGATTTCGGTCTTCCGGTCGGACGACATCGCGGACAGTCCCTTCCTCCCCTTAACAGCCCCGCCCTTCGCAGCGATCTCCTTGCGGCGCTCGGGGGTCATGAGTTGGAAGCCACGGGGCTTACGCGGCTCACTCATCCCACACTCCCCGCCAACCGCGCCTCCCGCTCCAGACGCCGGATCATGGGCCTCAACGCGCGCTGTGCGTCGATGGAGCGATCAACCGCAAGCCTGGCCGCCGTCAGGGCCGCCAGCGTCGATGTGCCCGTCAGCGCCGTTGCAGCGCGTTTCGCGTCGTTGTGTGCGCGGGTGGCGAGATCGTGGATGTTTGAGGGAATGGCTAGGCGGGTCATCCCCACACGCTCCCACAAATCACGCCCACGGTGAACGCCACGAGAAGCATGGCGCAACCGACGACGAACAGCAGGGCGCGCACGCTTCGGTCGTCTTCTTCCGTCACGTCGTCATGGTCGAAATCGTGCGATGGGGTTTCAGCGATGCGCTGGCCGGGGTAAGTTGGACGGGCCAGATATTCAGGGTCGTTCCTGTGATCGGTGTTCATTTTCCGGTTCCTTGTTGAAGTTCAACCGCACGCGCGGCTCGTGAAGTTGCCGTATCCAGACGCGACACGGCCAGTCTAAGGCGCGCGATGTCGTCTGAGGTTCGTGGTCCGTCGCGCTCCAGATTCCCGATGGCCAGCAAGAGCAGACTCATCGAATTCTCGAAACTAGCAGGCGCGCGGACGTTGAGTGTTTCGGGGTGTTGGATGCAGTCGGTCATTTGGGTTTGTAACTTTCGGGACATGGACCGGTTTCGACTTCGATACCGAAGCACATGATCCGATAAACGTACGGGAACCCGTGAAAGAGTGGCGATACGTGGCGAAGCTCGAAGCCAAGATCATAGACGCGCGAGGTTTGTGTCACGTCGTCTGACGCGCTGATGTCTGCGGCCTTTATCTTCGGTATGCCAACGGCGCGCGCATAGCCGTATTTCATCAGATCGGAAGCAAGAGACGCGCGCATTCTCTTCCATGTGAAACGGACCATGTCGATGATCTCTTGTGGCGGAAGCTCTCTATCTTCCATCACACCCCCTCCATCTGCACATCAACCATCCGCCCGACCAGCGGGCCGACGAGGTCTGCGGGTTCATCGATCAGCGTCATGGCGATCTCCAGTGCGCGGTCATGCACGTCAGCGAGGGCGGCGTATTTTTGGGCGACGGTGAGGGCGTCGCTGACGATCAGTTCGTACTGACAAGCGAGGTTCGTCGCCTCGTCGCGTGTGGCCTGGTTTCTGCCGTGGCGGTCTTCGTACTCGCGGAAGAACTCGTTCAGCGCGGTGAACAGGGCGGCTTGGGTGGGGGTGGTCATGCGCACACGCTCACTTTCTTACGCGGGTTAGAGGCACAGGCGACAGTGATCTGACCCAGAAAGATCAGGCCGCCAACCATAGAACCCCAGCCGTTCGGCGCGTCGTACTTGGCGCACATTTCAGGCTCGCCGACGACAGCTTCACCCTTCAGGTTCTCGCGCCACGTTTGCAGCTTTGTCGCATGGATACGGCTCCAAGCTTCGTTCAAAATCGCAACGGCTTGCTTGCCGGTCTTGCCGTGCAATTCGTGCAAGCCTCCTCGGCTGTCTCGCGCTGGGATGTGGTCATAAAACAGCGCCGCCACGTTTGACGTGTAGTTGGCGTCAAAGTCGCCAATCGAAACATCGTAGCTCATCTTCAGGTTCTCCAGTTCCTATAACCGGAACCATGAACCCGGTGGGGTGGGGTGTCAAACTATTTTTGATGTTGAAAGTGAAATACCGACGGCGTAGGGTGTGGGGACGCTGATTGAGCGGACTGGAGAGAATCACAATGGCGATGACGAAAGCTGAAAAGGCTGAAATGGAGGATTTGCGAATTCGCGCAGCTTTGAACTGGCCGTCTGAACCGCCAAAGCCTATCGATCTGGATGTCGCTCGCGCTGGTGCCGAAAAAGAATGGCTTCATTTGTGGTGGTTCACCACGGGCGGCCTTTACGACAGCGGGGCGGTAAGCATGGGAGTGACCAACGGTCATAATCATTCCCGCTCAGACCACACGGACGAGCAAATCCAAAATCGCTATAAAGGCGGTTCCAGGATCAGCCTAAGTCAGGGTGCTGGTGGTCCTTGGTTTGCGTCTATGACGGATGCTCTTGCTGCACTTAGGCACGCGCAAACCCTGCGGTGCGCCAAGATTCTGGCTGAGATCGATCAGAAAATTGAGGAAGCCAAATGACCCGCGACGAAGTCACCATCATGCTCAAGGCCAAGATCGACAAGGTCGGTAGCGTGCCGAAGTTCAGTGCGAAGTTCGACCTGTCGGACCCGTACATCCGCAACGTTTTGTCCGGTCGCACGTCGCCAGGACCGAAGATTTGCAAAATCCTTGGGATCGAACCGGTGGACAAGAGCTGGAGGCGGGTATGAACGACATAAAAGGCGCGAAAGGCTATTATGTATCCGAGCAGGATGCGTACGATTTCGACAACCAAGTCCGTAGGCTTGGCTGGCCTTGCTCCTCGTACAAAGGAATCGGAGGCGGCTGGCCTAACGTGATGCAGGTGATGGACACGAACGGACAAGTCGTCGTTGTTCGGGCTAAAAAACCATGACCCCGCTTCTACTCACCCCCACCGAACGCGCCTACCTCCTGAGGTTATTGGGCGGGCCGTTGGAAGTTGAGGGGATGACGGCGCAATCGGTGTTGGAACTGCGCGGGAAGGTGGAGGGGATGGGATGACATGGCGTTCAATGGATACCGTCAACAAGGATAGAGACGACGTCATCCTTGTTTCTGTTCCCGGCTTCGAAAGCTACGGGACTTCATATCCGCCAACCTCAGTCCCCGCGCGCTACTCGCACTATGACAGAGACGGCGTGAGAAAATACACCCTGTACGATATGTCAGACTGTGACCGCGACGGGGGTTATGATCACGTTCACCCCGAGCCTATCGGCTGGATGCCGTTGCCTGATCCTCGTCAGGTTTTCGTTACGGAGCAATCCGCATGACCACCCACACCAACCAGAACAACACCCCACCCCGCAAGCCCAAGCGCGCATCGCACACCGAACGCACGGACCTGTATCCGAAGCCGACGATCCGCAAGTTCTCGTGGGAGCCGAAATGAACTGGACCCCGGACAACCTGCGCATGGCTATCGTTCTGCGTCGTCGCGGCTTCACCTACGCCAGAACCGCCGAAATCATCGGTGCAACCAAAAACGAAGTCATTGGAAAGCTGAGGCGTCTGCGTATGGCGAAGAAGGTTACGACGCCCCGCGCTGTCATGCCGGAGCGCGTCAAGGACGCCGTTATCAAGCGTTCGTGGGAACTTGGTTACGACCCGCGCTCAGTCCTGTCAGCGACCGTCTATCGCGAGATTTCGCACGCTCGCCACGAGGTCATGCGGACGATCCGTAGCGAGATCATCATGCCGAACGGACGGCCTCCGTCTTATCCCTTGATCGGGAAGTGGTTCGGTCGCGATCATTCGTCTGTGATCTATGGTGTGCGACTGGCAAGGGAGCGGGCGAATGTGTGATAACTGCGCGAGACTTCAGCGACAAGTCCGTGAGTTAAAGGAGACGCTGGCTGAATACGAAATGACGGAGGGCGAAATTATTGACCCCCGCATTCATGACTTGGCCCGTTGGATGGGCACTCGTCCGCAAGCTGCGCAAGCTCTCACGCTTATGATGAGAAACGCAGGACACGCGCTTTCGCACGAACGCATAGCACGAGCATTTGGATATGATGGCGAAGACGCACGACGTATTTCCAGCGTCATGCAGTGCCACCTGCGTCAGGCCATCAAAAAAAGAGCTGGGGCAGCTACAGACACAGTTTGGGGTTCAGGATACCGTCTACCTGTCGTTGAGGCCAACAAAATCAAAGTTGCCCTTCAGGAGGCAGGGCTTTGACCGGCTCTCAGCGCGTCATGACCCTGCTGGAGTCGTGCCCCGGCGCGGTGGCGAAAGAGGTGTTCTATCGCCACGGCATCCCGCAAGCGTCGCTGCTGACGTGGATCAGCCTGGCGCGGCTTGAGGGTGTGCAGATCGAATCGGTGTGGTGCCTTGGGTATCGCCTCGTTCGCCCGGACGCGATGCGGGGGGGGTGGTGGGGTGATTTGGTTGACCATGTTTGCGCTTCATGGCAGTGTGCTTGCAACACCAATAGGGAGCGAATATGGCCGGTATCCAAGGAATCAATAAGAGAGACATTACCGGCCAAAGGTTCGGTAGATTGGTTGCAATTGAAGACGTAACCGTCCCGTCTTTTGGAAATAAGGAAGGCCGTAGGTGGCTTTTCGACTGTGATTGCGGGAACTCTCACACCGCCCCGGCAAAAGCTGTCGTTACAAAGCGAGGCCTAAAAAGCTGTGGATGTCTGCAAAAGGAAGCAGCCGCGCGGAACTGCGTAAGCAGATCAACGCATGGCCTAACCGGAACTCGAATTGTAGGCATTTATAGAGGAATGCTGGCTCGCTGTGACAACCCTAGCCACATATCTTACCCCTATTATGGAGCCCTTGGGATTACGGTTTGCGAAGAATGGCGCAAGGGTGTTGAACCATTCTGGAATTGGGCCAAAGAGAACGGGTACAGAGATGATCTAACGATTGATCGGATCAAAAACGAAGAGGGCTATTACCCGGAAAATTGCCGATGGGCTACTTACACAGAACAGGCCAGGAATCGAACTAACAACCTTCTTCTGAAGTTTAACGGAGAAACAAAACCTGTTTCCGAGTGGTCTGAAATAAGCGGTGTAAACTCTACGACAATTTTATACCGCAATCACGCTGGCTGGCCGGATGATGTCGCTATCTGGCGTCCGGAAGATCACGGCAAAAGGTATATACCGTGCTGATCCTGAGACCAGACCAAGCCGCTCTAGTCGATGAATCTCGCACAGCACTTACAGAGTATCAGTCGATACTTGTTAGGGCCGCTACAGGCTGGGGCAAAACTGTTTACGCTTCTTTTTTAGCTCAAAAATCGACTGAGAAGAGAAGGCGTGTAATTTTTTGCGTGCATAGGCGGGAGCTTGCGGATCAGACGGCAAAAACTTTTGATCAGTTTGGGATTAAGTACGGCTTTATCGCTGCCGGTAAGCCATCAAACCCTTTTGCGTTCGCTCAAATCGCAAGTGCTGATACCCTGCGTAGCCGACCCGAATTGATAAAAGGATGCAAACTTTTCGTACCCGACGAAGCTCATTTGTTTGCCAGCAAGACTCGTTCGGCGCTTATAGCCTTGGCTAAGGCTGAGGGAGCTAAGATCGTCGGCCTCACCGCGACGCCCGAACGTCTGGATGGGAAACCTCTGGACGGCCTGTTTGATCATATGGTGCAGGGGCCGTCCGAGTCGTGGCTGATCGAGAACGGCCACCTGTCACGGTATCGCGCCTATGCCCCTGTGCGCCCAGACTTCACGGGCCTGCATACACAGATGGGTGAATACGTCACGTCGGAGCTTGAAGAGAAGTTCGACAAGCCCGCTATCCATGGCGACGCAATCGACGCGTGGAGGAAATACGCCAGCGGAAAGCGAACGATGGTGTTCGCGATCTCCCGGAAACACGGAATGCACGTCACTGACGAATATAACGCGGCTGGGATTCCGGCGGTCTATATCGACGGGACTACATCGAATGACGAGCGCCGCTCACGAATCCTGAAGTTCGCTAATGGTCAAGCGATGATTCTGGTTTCCATCAACCTCGCCATTGAGGGTTTCGACCTGTCTGCACAGGTTGGCCGCGATGTGCCTGTTCAGTGCGTCCAGCTTCTAAACCCTACGAAATCGAAAGCTCGCGCCCGTCAGATGATGGGCCGTGCGCTTCGTAAGAAACCTGACGAAGCGATCATCCTCGACCATGTAAACATGATCATGAACAAGGACGGGACCGTGAACCACGGATTCCCTGACGATGAGATCGAATGGTCTCTGGAGGGGCGTGCTCGCAATAAGGCCGAGTCCGCCGGGGAACTGGCTATTAAACAGTGCGAGTCTTGTTTCGCGACATACAAGTCCGGATTGAGGGCCTGTCCATATTGCTCTAGTGAGCGTGTCGTGAAAGAGCGCAAGGTTGAGCAGATCGAAGGTGAACTGGCTGAGATTCAGCGCACGCAGCAGAAGCGCACGGAGACCCGATCTGCGAGGGACATCGATAGCGTCGCTGCGTTGGCGGTAGAGCGAGGATACGCCGCTGCGTGGGTCGCCCAACGCATGAAAGCCATCGGCAAGCCCGTGACGTTCTCAAAGGCTATGGAGGCCTATGCGGGCGCTAAGATGCGGGTGGCGGCGTGATACCGTTCGTAAGTCGCCCCGTACTGCTAGTGACGGGCGGACGCACGTTCTGCGAGGCAACAGACGGTAAGCCACGCGACGACTACATGGCCGAACGTCAGGCCCTAGGGTTTGCGCTCGACATGATCAACCCGTCATCCGTCATAGTCGGTGACGCAGACGGCGCGGATCGATGGGCCGTGATCTGGTGCGACCGGCGAGGCGTACCCTACACGCGGTTCATTGCCGACTGGACGAAACACCAGAAACGTGCTGGACCAATCCGAAACCAAACTATGGTTGACCGCCAGCCTGACGCCGGTGTCGCGTTTTCAGGTGGATCGGGAACGGCAGATTGCGTCAAGCGGATGGACACGGCTAAAATCCCTATTTACCACGCCGCTCTCAAATGACCCCCGCCGCCATACTCACCAACCAGATTCGTCTAGCCGTTTCCGACATCGGGGCGCGGCTTTTCGTTGTGACGGTGGGTAAGTTCTGGTCGGGACAGGTAGTCGGGAAAACGCCATCTGGAAACCTGATCCTCAAGAATGCCCGCATCGTCAATGTAGGTTTCGAGGGCCAGTCTGACCTTTGCGGGTTCATACCTACGCTGATAACTCAGGACATGGTCGGGACCACGGTTCCTGTCTTCAGCGTGGTCGAGGTTAAGGCCGGGAAAGACCGCATCCGACCGGCTCAACAAAAGTACATAGACGCGATCAAAAAAATAGGGGGGCGGGCTGGTGTGGCCCGCTCCCCTGAGGATGCGATTAGGATATTGGGCGGCGATTAGAACGGGATGTCGTCGTTCAGATCATAGGACTGCGAATGGCTTGATTTAGTTTCAGTCTGCCGCGTTTCGGATTCATCCCGCGTCGATCCCCGCTCTCCGTCTGACTTACCACCCTGCAACGTCACATCGTTAACTCGCACGGTGAAATACGTCTTCCCTTCATGCTCGCGCTTGCCGAAGTCGCCAGACACGGTGACCGACGATCCTTTCGTGAGGTACTGAGCCAGGCTCTCGCCGCGCTTACCCCACAGCGAGCAATCAAAAAACAGCGTCGCCTTTTCCTTTGACGAACGGTCGTCAACGGCGACTGAGAACCCGGTGACCTTGTCTGAGCCAGCATCTCGGACAACGGCGTCTCTCGTCAGGCGACCGGCAATGGTGATGGACTTCATGGTCTAGTTCTCCGTCTCGGTTTTAAAGGATTCGATCTTCTCGGTAACCATGGTGGCGATTTCGCCGGCACGGTTCTTGTCGGCGTCGCGGGCCTGCTCACGGAACGGGCGTTGTTCACCCCACCATGCCGCCAGTTCGTCGCCGTCTGCTGCGCTGTCCACGTAGGCTTTTACGTCGGAGGCGAACTTGTCGAGGTCGAAGGCGGATTGCTTGGGCGTTACCTTCACCACTTCGGCCTTGAGCGGCTTAACGCGGATGGGGGCGCGCTTCCCCTTCGTCACGGTCGCCGCATAGATCAGATCGGCGTCGATGTGGCTCATGTGGCTGATGCGAATCCCACCAACCTCCAGACCGGCCCACTTCACGGATGGGTCACGATAAAGCGTCAGAGAGCGGCCCTTGTACTGGCTGGCATCCGCGCCCCATGCTGCGACCATCAAGCGAGCCGTGGTCTTGCATGGTTTCCACGGCTTGCCGTTGTCGCCCTCGAAATGGACGCTGATAGGCTGCTCACCGGGCTTGATGATAACTTCCGTGATCCGGATCGTGCGCGGACCCGCAACGAAGTCGTCACTGTTCTGCTGGTCAGACTTGGGCGCGATCACGCTGCTCATGTCATACGTCATGTGTGCATCTCCTGTTCAATCTTCCGCTCGGTCAACACCATGTCCACCGTAGCTTTTTCGTAGTCCGTCACCGCCAGCGCGACCTTTTCCTCAAAGGCCGTCGCAGCGGTGGCAATCGCCTCATGCGTCTTCAGGTCAGGATAAACCCGCATGATCGGCATGTGCAGGCCACCGGAATAACTGACGAGGTCCAGCCAGTCCCACTCCGCGACCAGCAACCCTGTCTGGCACTGGATAAAGAAGTCGGTCGGGACAACCTTCTCGCGGTGCCATTCGACAATGGTCTGCACCTGATATTTCTGGCGGCGAGACTTGCACTCGATTCCGCCTTTCGTGCCGACAACGCAGCCGTCTGGCGAATAACCGATCGTGAAGCCCCACTTGTCGTTGGTGACGAAACCGACCTCGCGCACCTCTTGACCGGTCTTTTCCTCGTACTTCGCACGGGCCAGGATTTCATCCTCCCAGCCGCGCAGCATGTCGTCCCCGATATAAGACGGTTCGACGTACTTAGAGACCCGCTGTGCCGCGAGTTCCCAGACATGAGTGCGGGTCTTCTCGTTATCCGCGATCTTCAGAGTCGGGGTGATGACGTGCTTCATCTCTGAAGCGGTCAGGATTCCGAGACGGAGGGTGTGCCACTCGTCGGAACCCTGGATGATGTCTTCGTGGTAGGTGATGGTCATATAGTTACCTCGTAATATTTTCCCGGCTGCTCCAAAAACCGTTTCAGGTTTCCGCCCATGTGTGCTCGTGAACACCAAAATGACGCACCAAATTTCCCGCAAGAAAAAGGCGACCGGTGCAGATAAATTTCCTTTACCGTTTCTTCCTTTCGCTTAAGGCGAATACGATCTCCTCGCCTAATCCATCCCTTAGCTGTTTTTATTCCGGTTATCTGAAGGGGGGTTATATAAACTCGATCTCCAGGGACGCCGCTGTTGTAGTGTTTTTGCCCCTCAAATCTTTCGATCCAGAACCGCTCCCTTGCAGATAATTCGGAAAGATCGCTGACTTGCTCCCAGTGAATGAATTGGAAGGCTTTTGCCCCCAAGCGATCCCAGTCCTCCTGCAACCTTTTAGAGTGGTGTTTTCCCCTCATCAAAGATGAGCGATGCCCGCTAAGTCTGATTTCCATTCTGACCGACGAGCCGACATAACATTTGCGCTCACCCCAATTGGCGATGAGGTAAATGCCTTGCGTAAACTTTGGCCGCTTCATCGATACCTCCTTGCGTTCTGCGTCACAGTAGGTGATACCAGCGGTCCGCGCAACAGGAGATTTCTATGACGTTCGCCGAGTGGATCGACCGCACAACCCCGTCAACACTACATAATGTGTGCGGCTACCGTGACGGTACCATCCGTATGTGGAAAACGCGCAATATCATACCGCGTGGCGTTTGGCCGGACTTGATGACTGCTGGTCTCGTCGGCCTCACTGACCTGATCGAAATGGAAAAGGTCTCCGGGGCGGCAAAATGACCGGCGGCCTGATCGAGGAATCTATCCTCACAGAGATCAAACAGAAAATCAGGCTGTCCGAATTTATCGGACGCACGGTTAAGCTCCAGCGGAGCGGGAAAGAACACGTCGGCCTTTCTCCTTTCACAAAGGAAAAAACGCCGTCGTTCACCGTCAGCGACGAAAAGGGCTTTTATCATTGCTTCAGCAGCGGAAAGCATGGTGACGCTATCGACTTCCTCACAGAAACCGAAAACCTCACGTTCACAGAGGCGGTTGACAGGCTGGCATCAGAGGCGGGCGTTTCCCTTGCGCCCAAGCCAAAGGTCAAGCCGACCGTTGTGTGTCACTACGAATATCAGGACCGTGACGGGGAGCCTTACCTCCGTGTCACTCGCTATTCCGACAAGAGTTTCAAACAGTATCATTGGAACGGCCTGGACAGCTTTGAGCCGGGTAAGCCTTCCGGTTCGGTTGTTCCGTACCGCCTGCCTGAAATCCTGGCCAATGCGGACCAGACTATCCATCTGGTTGAGGGGGAAAAATCAGCCGACTACCTCCGTTCTAAGGGTCTGCTGGCAACGACCGCTCCAGGCGGCGGAACAAACTTTCCAGTCTCAGGTGATTTTGGCGTCTGGTTTGACGGACAGAAAGTTCGTGCGTACCCAGACAATGACCCGACAGGCCATAAATGGGCCGAACGCGTTGCCAGGACGATTCCTCACGCAGAAGTAATCTGGCTCCCGGATCAACCCGAAAAAGCCGGTGCCGACGACTGGCTAGCGCGTGAAGGCAGGACGATTGACGACCTGATCAGCGCCGCGTCGCATAACTCCGACGAAACCGGAGTTATGGAGCCCGTCTCTACCGCTGTTCATGCCACGCCTTTTCAGTGGGTCGATCCACTTAACATCGCCCCCCGCGCGTGGCTGTACGGTGACCACCTGATCCGCCGGTTCGTGTCTGTAACCGTTTCACCTGGCGGCATCGGTAAATCATCTCTGGTGATGATGGAGGCGCTGTGCATGGCGTCTGGTCAATCCCTCCTCAAGGATGACAAAGTCCGCGTCCCTGAGCCTCTCCGTGTTTGGTACTGGAACGGAGAGGACCCACAGGACGAAACCCAACGTCGCGTCATCGCAGCCGCCATGCACCACGGACTGACGCCGGATCACGTCGGCGGACGGCTCTTCACTGACACCGGACGCGAACAAACCATCACCCTCGGTCAGATCGTGCGTGGCGAAATCACCTTGGATGAAACCCTATTCGATGAGCTGGAAGCAGAAATCATCGCCCGCAGGATCGACGTTTTCATTCTCGACCCATTCGTGTCTGCGCACCGGATGGGGGAGAACGATAACAACGCCATTGATGCGGTTATCAAGCGCCTCGGGAAACTGGCCGAGCGAGCCAACTGCGCCGTGGAGATCGTCCACCACGTCAGGAAGCCGTCTGGAGGAAACAAGGACCAGACAGACGTTAACGACGCCCGTGGTGCATCGGCTCTTATCGGGGGGGTTAGATCGGCCCGCGTGCTTAATGTAATGCCAGAGGATATCGCCAAGGAAATCGACGGCATGGCCCTTGAGGACCGCTTCTCATACTTCTCGGTCACCAGCGGCAAGGCAAACATGACCCGCCGGTCAGGCGAAGGGAAATGGCGTCAGCTTATGGACGTGGACCTCAAGAACGGCCCGCCAGGAGAGTCCGACCGTGTCGGTGTCGTCGCTCACTACAAACTTCCCGAGAAAGCCGCTGTCCTTGACGCACTGCCCCACAACGCGGTGATGATCGCTCAGCGGGCTGCATACGATAATCCTGCTCACACCAGGTATGATACGCAGTCTCCAGACTGGTTCGGGCATCTGGTTGGGCGTCTGATGGGAATAGATTCTGTGGACGAAAAAGGAAAAAATACGCTTAAGATCGCCATCAATACGTGGGTCAAGAGTGGCGCACTCGTTATCGAGATCAGGCCCGATCACCAAAGAAAACAGCGCCAGCATGTTGCCTGCCCTCTCTCTGAAACCCCGCTGTCATCTACTCCTGTCGATGACGACGACACGCCGTTCTGATGTGCGCCACCCTGTGTTTTAAGGTGGCGCAAAGGTGGCGCAAAACCACCTCAGTCAGGACCGGCGGTGGGGGCTTGACTTTTGGTTGCGCCACCTGTACCCCGCTAGGCGGAGCCGTCGTCGGGGTAAATCAGGGTGGCGCAAGCCTAAAGTCTGGCGCTCCACCTAAGCCGCCGAAGTGGCGCAGACTTCTACATTATCGGACTTGCCAACCCCTCCCCTTCCGTGGATAATCCTGCGCTATGACCCTCTTCGGAATCCTGCTCATCCTCTCGTTCGTTCTGTGGGCTCTGTCCGCGACACCGCGAACCGGCGTGCCTGAGTACGTCTCGCGCTGGTCGTTCGTGGTTACGGCGGTCGTGTTTGTGTTCGGGCTGTCGGTATGAGCACGCTCAAGTCCAAAGCCGGTCATGTCCTCTCTTCCTCCGACGACGCAGACGCGCGCTCCCTCGCTGCGCATGTGCTGGGCGAGGACGCGCCGAAGCCGGATCGCACTCGCGAGGAACTGCAAGCCTTGCTGAGCAAGATCGAGGGCCAGGAGGGGCAACACGAGCGCGCCGCTATGGTGCGGGAACAGATCGAGGTGTTGGGTGGGTGAGACCGGACGGCCCAGAATGTATCAGGACGAACAGGTCTTTGCCGATAAGGTGGAGGCCTATTTCGTTGAGACGGAAGCGGCAGGAAAACACGCTACGCTCGCCGGTCTGAGCTACTTCCTGGGCTTCGCGGACAAGCAAACCTTTGTCGACTACGAGCAACACGGCGGAACCTTTCCCCTTACGGTTAAAAGGGCTCGCCTACGTATGGAGGCAGATCGCCATGATCGCGTCATCTCCAAGGACAGTTTTACGCCTGGTCTGATCTTCGACCTGAAGAACAATCACGGTTGGAAGGACAAGACGGAGCAGGAGCTTACTGGCCCTGACGGCGGTCCCGTGCAAATCCAGCGTATTGAGCGCGTCGTCGTCGATCCCAAGTGACCACGATCCGCATCGAGACGCCCCGCGCCTTCCTGCCGCTCTTGAAGCCAGCCAGGTACAAGGGCGCGCGAGGCGGACGCGGCTCAGGCAAATCCCACTTCTTCGCCGAGCAACTTGTAGAAGAGGCGCTGTACGAACATATCCGCTGCGCCTGTGTGCGCGAGGTTCAGAACAGTATCAAGGACTCCGTCAAGCAACTCCTTGAAGACAAGATCAGGAAACTTGGTGTAGAGAGCCTGTTCAAGATTACCGAGAACGAAATCAATGGGCCAAACGATAGCCTGTTTGTGTTTCGTGGACTCAGGAACCACACGGTTAGCTCTATCAAGTCCCTTGAGGGGTTTAACCGGATGTTTGGGGAGGAGGCGCAGACCTTCAGTCAGAAGTCTCTCGACATCGCTATACCTACGTTCCGCGCGCCCGGTGCTGAGTGTCGTTTTGCGTGGAACCCGGATAAACGGGATGCACCTATCGAGAAGCTGTTTGAAGACTGCGATGACGATCCAGACTTCATCCTTGTGCATGCGAACTACACCGATAACCCCTGGTTCGCTGGCTCACCGCTCGAAACGGACATGGAGCGCGACAAGGCCAGAGACCCGGAGAAATACGCCTGGGTCTGGCTGGGCGCGTATCAAGGTCGCTCCGAAGCCAAGGTGTTCACCAACTATCGCGTGCAGGAGTTCACGTCCCCGCCGGACGCTGTGTTCCGGTTCGGCGCGGACTGGGGTTTTGCCATCGATCCGACCGTGCTTGTGCGCGGTTTCATCGGCAAGATGGTGGATGGCAAGGTCATTGCAGACCAGACCGGCAACACCCTGTTCATCGACTACGAGGCCTATCAGGTCGGCTGCGAGGTCGATCAAACACCGGGGTTCTTCGACACGGTCCCGCGCTCCCGAGACTTCCGCATCACCGCAGACAGCGCGCGCCCTGAGGTCGTCAGCTACATGCGGCGCAACGGCTTCCCGAAGATCGTTCCCGCCGTCAAAGGTCCAGGTTCAATCGAGGACGGGATTACGTTCCTACAGACATTCGAGATCGTGATTCACCCGCGCTGTGTAAACGCCGCCAAGGAGATCGCGGAGTTCAGCTACAAGATCGACAAGCAGACCGACGAAATCCTGCCGATGCTGGACGACAAGGACAACCACGTCATTGACGCCATGCGGTACGCGCTGGAGGGTCTGCGCAGAGCCGGTGTTGCGCCCAAGGCTGTTCCCGTAGATACTAGCAAACCGCGCGATCTGTATTCGCGGCCAAGGACGGACGATGATGGGGATGGGCTGTATGGTTGATGATGTGAAGGACGCCGCAGTCAATGACCGCATCGGCTCCTTTGTCGATTCCGTGGGAGCCGTAGCTATCACCCTGCCCGAAAGTATCTCGCTGGAAGATTATATGGCCGCGCGTCTGCTGGTCGATCTCGTTGAGGAAGCCTCCCGCGCATGACTGACGTAGCGATCTACGACTCCGAACTGGCCGTCTTGTCGGAAGAAGAGTTCGCCGCCATGGAGCGCGCGGCTGAGGTCGAGCGCCTGCGCCAGATCGACTTCGCGCCACTCAAGCGTATGGTTGACGAGTTCCGCGATGGTACTGAGGTCGGGCGTGGATACGCGGATCGGTCGCGCCTGTATTACGACGGCGTCCAGCTTGACGGGCCGCGCCTGACGGCCCTGCGTCGCGCCAGACAGCCCCGCGTTATCCGTAATGAGATTACGCCCGCCGTCAACGGCCTGCTGGGGATTATCCAGCAAGGCAAGGTCGATCCCAAGGCCTGGCCGCGTAACCCTTCGAACGAAGACCAATCGGACGTAGCGAGCAAGACGCTGCGGTATGTCAGCGACTCTGTCCGCCTGCATACGGTCAAGGTTGACGCCTCGGAGAATTTCCTCATCGAGGGTATCTGCGGCGTGATGGTCGAGGCCGACGAGGCTGGCGACGTGACCGTGACGCGCGTTCCGTACACCGATGCGATCTATGACCCGCATAGTCGGGAAGCCGACTTCAGCGACGCCCGTTACAAGGGCCTGGGCCGGTGGCTGTACGAGTCCACGCTGATCAAGATGTACCCTCAGTTCTCGGAAGACTTGTCAGATGCGTTCTCAGGCTCGTGGGGCGACTCCATGGGTCTGGACCGGCCAGACAAGCCCGAGAACGGTCTGGCGACCCACTGGACCGATCCGAAGCTGCGCCGCCTGTTCGTGGTTGAACTGTACCACCTGGAAGACGTGTGGATGCGGTCGGTGTTTGTCGCCGGTCGCGTGCTGGAACAGGGGCCGTCGCCCTATCTGGATGACGACAAGCAGCCGATGTGCGCTGCCGTGTTCGGTTCGTGCTACATCGACAAGGACAACCAGCGTTACGGTGTCGTCAAGTCGATGCTGTCGCCGCAAGACGAACTGAACGCCTACGCCAGTCGTGCGCTGCATCTGGCGAACTCACGGCAGCTACAGGCGCAAGACCCACAATACCCCCCGGAGGTGGACAGCAAGGTCGCGTCTCAGGAAGCAGCGAAGGCTGATGGCGTGATCCCGACCGGTTATCAGGTCGTACCAACAAACGACCTGCTGCAATCCATCCTCGTAATGATGCAGGACGCCAAGCAGGCCATCGTACGTCAGGCTCCTACGCCTGCCGTCCTTGCAGAGGCCAGCGCGGCCAGCCAGTCAGGTCGGTCGCGTCTGGTGCTTCAACAGGCCGGGATGACGGAGATCGCGCGCGCATTCGGTCGGATCGAGAACTGGGAAAACGAGATTTATGATCATGCGTGGCTGATCCTTAAGCAGTTCAAGACGGAGCCGTGGTTCGTTCGCATGACCGGCGATGATGGCAAGGCGAAGTTCCTGGGCCTGAATCAGGTTGAGCAAGACCAGACGACGGGTGCGCCAACCATCACAAACCGTCTGGCGACCATGGACGTGGACATCGAGGTCGAGACGATCCCCGACACGGCGAATCTTCAGGCTGAGCAGTTTGAGGCCCTTGCGCCGCTCCTGCCGCAGATCAGTGAGGCGTTCGGGGTGAAGAAAGCTCTTGAGGTTGGTCTGGCGCTGTCATCCGTGCCCGACAAAGCGAAGATCAAGGAAATGCTGGAAGCTCCGGAAGAGACCACGCCGGAGCAACAGCAACAGCAGCAACAGATGGCCGCCATGCAGCAGCAGATGCAGGAAATGGCCGTGCAGATGCAGATGATGCAGGCTCAAGCTGAGCTTGAGAAAACGAAGCGTGAGTCGGAAAAACTGGCTGCGCAGACACGTCAGATTGAAGCGGACATCGTCACGACGGCGATGGATGCGATGCGTCCTCAGGAAGGCCCGCAGCGTCAAGGTGTTTCTTATGCAGGCTAAGGCTCAGCCATCTCCGTTTGGCTTGGACGCGGTAGCGGTTCGCATTCCTGGCAACATTGATCTGAACGCTCGCCCTGTCGTCCAGAACGCGGACGGCACGATTAGTACTGTCGCATCGATGTCCATCGGCACTGATGAGGGAGAGGTTCTTATCCCGACCGTTTCAGACGATGGGTCGCGAGTTTTGTCGCCGGAAGAAGCTATTGATCAATACCGAAGAACAGGACAACACTTGGGTGTTTTCGCTACGCCTGAAGAGGCGACTTCCTATGCTGAGCGCCTTCACGAACAGCAGGCTTGGCAGTATGGATCACACCGCAAGCCCCAATAACGCTAAAGGCGCACGCCTATTGCAACACTGCGCCGATAGTGGCATTAATCTACCCATGGGCCGCCGCCAGTAACGGGCGTTTCGGATGACCACCGCCTAGGTCGAAGGATGGAATATGGCTGACGCGATTGATCAGTTGGGTGCGGACTGGCTGGAAGAGGTCGAACAGACCCCGGAAACGCCTGAAGAGCCCGTAGTCGAGACCGCCCCGGAACCGGAGCCGGTCGAGACGCCTGAGCCAGTCGAAGACGTCGAGACGGTTGAGGCCGCCAAGCCTGACACGGTGCCGCTTGCGACACTACAGGCCGAACGGAAGCGCCGTCAGGAGTTGGAGCGCCGCGTTCAAGAGATTGAAGCCGCGAGACCCCAAGCCCCTATTCCTGATGCGTACGAGGACCCTGTTGGTTTTAACCAACACGTCCAGAGCCAGATCGAACAGGTTCGGTGGGAGACCAAGGCAGAAATGTCCGGTTTCCAGGCAGAGCAGAAGTTCGGTAAGCCTCTGGTCGAAGAGGCAATCGCATGGGCTCAGGAGCAATCCGCTCTCGATCCTACGCTGAACGTCAAGGTCCGTCAGTCCGCGTCGCCCGTTGAGTTCGTTGTTCAAGAGTACCAGCAGTCGCGGACCCTACAGACGTTGGCCGGCAAGTCGCTAGACGACTACGCTAAGGACCACGCCATTGCTCAGGGCTGGATTGTTTCACCGGAGGGGGCCGTCGCGCCTCAGCCAGACTTGAAACCATCTTCGCCCAAGCCCCCGCGCGGCCTTGCAAAAACACCGGGTACCGGAATTGCAGCCCCTAAAGATGCGGATTGGTCGGAGGTAAAATTCGCATTGGGATAAGGCATGGCCGAAGTTATCATCAACAGCAATCTTAATGAGACCAAGTGGCTCATTAACGATTACTACAAGCCCTACATCCGCCAGTCCGGTTTCGACCGGTACATGGGTGAGGGTTCGGACGCGGTGTTCCGCGTGTTCAACGAATCCAAGACTGACGGCGGCAAGGACATTGTTGTCCCGCTGCTGGGCGTCATCAAGAACGCTGGCGTTTCCGGTTCGCAAGTTCTGGAAGGCAACGAAGTCGATCTGGAGCAGTTCGCCGACAAGGTCACCACCAACTGGCGTCGTAACGCCATCAAGGTGCCGAAGTCGAACTCCTACCGCTCCAACATGGACATCCTGCGTGCTGCCGGTCCTTCCCTCCGCGACTGGGCCGCTCGCATCGTCCTGAAGACCGGCATCATCGACAACCTCAACGGCATCGTCCTTCCGGGTGCTATCGGTGCTGATGGCTTCTACGCCGCCGACACCGTGACGACCTACGCCGCCGCTTCGGCTGCTCAGCGTAACGCCTACATCGTCGCCAATGCTGACCGCGTCCAGTTCGGCGCTCTGGTGTCGAATGCCTCGTCTGGGGTCATGGCGACCGCTCTGGCCACGCTGGACAACACCGACGACAAGATGTCCACCGCTATCCTCGATCTGGCGCGTGAACGGGCTGCTGCGACTGCGGACATTTCGTCCGTTGGACCGGCGATCAACCCGTACATGACCCAGAACGGCGAAGAATGGTACGTCGTTTTCGTCAACCGTCGCCAGATGCGCGACCTGCGCCGCGATCCGGTCATGTTCCAGGCCAATCGCGACGCCATGCCGCGCGGCGAGGAAAACCCGCTGTTCCGCAACGGGGACCTGCTGTGGAACGGAATGATCATCAAGGAGGTCGCTGACCTTCCGGTGATCGCTGGTGCCGGTGCCGCCGGTATTGATGTCGCTCAAGCGACTCTGGTCGGTCAATCGGCCCTCGCGATTGCATGGGGTCAGCGTCCGCGCCTGATCACTGACAACTCGCAGGACTACGAGTTCCGTCCTGCTCGCGCCATCGAAGAACTGATCGGCATCAAGAAAACGTCCTTCCAGGGCGTCCAGTACGGCTCGTACAACATCTACACGGCGGCTGCGGCCTCCCTGTAAATACTAACCATTCCCCCCGGCCAGCAATCCCGTTGGCCGGGGAAACGGTAGGAGACTAAATCATGGCTGTTTTCAACAGTAACGCTATCTCGACCGGCGCTCCGGTTCCCGGCTTCGGTGCTGGCGGCGGACAAGTCCGCACTCAGTACACGATCCTGAACCTGCCAGTTGGCGCGACCACCACCGACACCATCAACTTCTTCAAGCTGCCTCAGGGCGCGCGTGTTCTGCGTGTCCTTGGTAAGAACTCGGCCCTCGGCGCTGGTACCCTCAACGTGGGTGATGCCGGCTATCTGGGTGCTGATGGTGTGGCCGTCGTGGCTGACCCTGACCGCTACGTCGCGGCTCAGGCCGTTACGACTGCGGGTCAGTGGAACACGCTGGCCCTGACCGGCCTGTTCGTGAAGCTGGGTCGTTACCCGGTGATGATCACCGGCCAGTTCGCCGCCGGTACGACCACTACCGCTGGTACGGTCGAACTGGCTATCGAATACACCGTTGAGGAACCGCAAGCATGAGTGCTGTGACCTACATTGGTGAGTTTCCGGCTGACTCGGATTCCATTGAGCAGTACGGTTACACGTTCGAACGTGGTAAGTCGGTCAACGTGACCGACAAGGAGCACCTGGCCAAGCTGTCCGCCAACCGTTTCTTCAAGACGGCGGACAGCGACAAGGAGCAGGTGTCTGCGGCTGAGGATGAGGCTGAGAAGGCCGAAATCCAGACGTTGCAGGCGTACCTGCGCGGGGAGAACGTGCCGTTCCATCATAAGCAAGGGCTTTCGAGCCTGCGCGATCTGAAGGAAAAGCACGAAGCCGCCCAGGCTAAGGCCTCGCAAGACTGATGGTAACGACCCGCGACATCATCACGAGTGCGCTCAAGAAATTGGGCGTGCTTCGTGCTGGCGGGTCTGCAAGCGACGGGGCGGCAACCGATGCGTTGTCGTCCCTGTCGTCGTTCTATCAAGAACTCATTACGAACGGGACGTGTGGACGCGTAAGCGATATTCCGATCAACGGCCCGTTTTCTGCGACCGCTGGCATCAATCAGCACATCAACGAACTGAACGACGAAACAGTCACGATCACGCTTCCTGACACCGTGCCGTATAACTACTGGTACACATGGCGGCCTTGTCGCGACTATGGCTGGGGCTTGAACGTGCCGCTTGGAGGCGATGACGGGTCTAACGTGCCTCCTGATAAGTCGATCATCCGTATTACGTCCAAATTCAACGATGATCGCGCAACATACATTTACGACGGGACGATCCAGCGCTGGATGCGGATTGACAATCTTACGCTGGATTCTGAAGCGCCGTTGAGCGCGCGAAACAGCGATGGGCTGGCAGCGGTTATGGCTTTGCGCCTCGCTGACCAGTATGGTGATTCCCTAATCAGTCAAGCGACCCCGCTTGCTGCAAACAAATACCGGCTTGCGCTGGTTATGAACTACGGCAACGCGGAGAGCGATTGTGGCTATTGGTAACAGGTATAACGGCGGCGGTCCCCTTTCCGGGGTCGTCATTGAGGGAACTGTAGCAGCGGACGGCACTGTCTCCGCGCCAGTAGGCACGTCCTCGACCTCTCCCCAATTTGTCACCGCCGCGCAGTCCGATCCAGCGTTCTCTCTGATCACGGTCGTTGCCAACACAGCGGGCGATTTGTTCACAGCGAATGCGAACCGACGTGGGGCTAGGCTGACGAACTACACCGCCGCCCCGATCTATTTCTGGCCCACGTCGAACGGTGCAACGCCTCCGTCCGGCGCGCCTGCCGACGTTGTCCCGGCTGCTGCGTCGGGCATTCCCGGCCAGTTCGAATTCCCATACGCCCCCACGGTCCCCTTCCGCTATGTCGGCGCGTCTGCGGGTGCGACCGTTGCGGGTCTCGGCGTTCAGGTCTGGTAGCGAATGCCTTTCGCGTTCCCTGGTCAGGTTATGCCGAACCATCCCGGCAGGCGGCGTCGTAAGGCGCTGCTGTCACATGGCATATTCGCGGGGCCGCCGTCTTTGGTCGCGCTGTCCTTGTCTCCGAATACCGCCAATGTCGGCGCGCCATACAGCGGCACGGTGACGGGCAAGACGAGCGGTTCGACTCTGTCCTTGACCGGTGCGGGGTCTGCGGGTCTGTCGGTCGTGGGATCGACTGTGTCGGGTACGCCTACGACTGAGGGCGCGGTTAATATCGTTGAGACGTTGGCGGGGGCGACGAACAGTCCGCGTACAAGCGTTGGCGTTCTTATCACGGGCGGTGTGGGGCCGGTGATGGAAATGGTCGTGGCGTTTGGCCCCGCCCAATCCAACGGGCGGGATGCGGGCAACTCTTCGGCCACGGCTCCCGCAGCATTGTCCGCCGCTCTGGGCGACGTTTATATGTGGCGCGGCGGGGACGCGACTCCGTCATTCCAGCCTTACAGGGCGCGGGTCAACTCTGAACAGCGCAACGCCGCCAACGCCTACGGGGCAGAGGCCTATATGGCTCTGCTGTTCAAGGCAGCGTTCCCCGGCACCCGTATCAACTTCGTCAAGGGCGGGGTTAACGGAACCCAGCTCGCGGCAAACGCGGGTCTTTCGACGTGGGCGGCGGATGGCAGCGGGACCCTCTTTGAACAGTGGATCGCGGATGTCATCGCCGCGCTGGCAGAGGTCACCTCTCGCGGCAAGACCCCAGAACTCGTCATCGTTAAGCAGCAGGGCGAGGCGGACGCCTTTGATAACACAGGTGCCCTTGGTGGGGCCTACAATCCGAACTGGACGGCGGCGGTTGCTGCAACCAGATTGAGGACTGGTCAGCCCAACGCACGGGTCATCACCATGCGTATTAGGCCGATGGACTACCAAACAACGCAAGGCGGGACCGTGCCCTATTACAGGGGCGGCCACCTTGTTCGCGAAGCGGATTGCGCTGTCGCCGCCGCCGACCCTACGCGTTCGATTGTCGTATCGACTGACTACGCTCGCCTCACCGAAATCCATCCCGGCGAGCCCACTGGTGACACTTGGCAAGCGGACAAGGGCGCGCGGCTGTTTGCAGCGATCAACGGGACACATGACGCCACTTACGGCAGCGCCCTGAACACCGTGCCAAACGCCTTCGCCTTCCCCGCCCTGACCGGAGCGACAGCCGGAACCGTCGTACGATCCCCCGCGATCACCCTCACAGGCTTTGAGCGGAGATCGCCTGTATCAGTTTCGGGATGCGAGTGGCGAACGGTAGAGCCCAGCGTCGAGGGCCTCTACACCAACGTCATTACGCCGGGTACAGACTGGACAAGCGCGGCTGGCTTTATCGATAGCCGTTTCCAGACCCTACAGGTTCGGGCGACCTCCGGCGCAGCGGGGGTCACCACGTCGCCCAGCGTGACCGTTGGCGGGGTTACAGCGATCTGGTCTATCACCAGCGAGGCCAGCCCCAGCACCTACAGGTCCGACACGAACGCATACCTGGCGACAGTCGCGGCCAACAATGGCAAGAGCCTGAACGCGACAGAGCGGGCGGGCGTCGAAGCTTACTTCGTAGCCAAAGCCGCGAGTACGTGGGGTTCGGCCCTGCTGTCGCAACAGTCCGATTTCGGCGATGCCATCTCCGCCAGGATCAATCTCGCAGATCAGACGACCGTCATGCAGTATCTCGCGAATGCTGGTGGCTCGCGCATTCCCTACACGGCGGGCAGCGGGTTCAACCCCGGCGCGGTCTCGGCGCGCGGCCTTAACACGGCGGTCAACCCCTCGGTCAGCGCGTCGCAGAACAGCGTTGCGTTCGGCATGTATTACAAGGCCATGGGAACATCAGCCGTGCCGGATTACGGCTCGTCTGACCTGAGCTTGTCAGCACGGGTGAACGCGGATGGAACCGGTCGCGTCCGCATCAATAGCGCCAACATCAACTTCACTGTCGCAGGCGACCTCTCCAATCAACCGGGCTACCGGCTGTTCAACCGATCAGGGGCAGCTACGAACGAAATCTATGGTCCTGCCGGAACGTTGATCAAGTCGCCGACCAACGCCAGCACGGGCAATACGGCTACCAACATGATCCTGGGGCAGTCTTCGACCACAGGTAATGCCGCTATAACGTCAACATACAGCTTCAGCCGAAGCCTCACGGGTGCGGAGGTTGCCGACCACAAGAACGCCACTCTGGCCGCGCTGACTGTCTTCGGATCGAACTGATGTGCCCGATCCTCTAACCCCACCGCCCCTACATCAACCGAACGCATCCACTATGAAAACCCGCCCTTTCCCTGTATGCCATTTCCCGACATAGGGGAGTTTTGCCGTGTTTTATCCGCCGCCTCAGGTAACGCAAGAATCGTTTGACGCGCAGATCGCGGCGATTACAGCGCAGCTTTCCGCGACTCCGTCGTTTGTTTCTCCGTCAATCACGACGGTGGAAAGCCTACACACGTCATATTCACCCTCATCCACTGTTCGGGGAAAATATGCGCGCGTGAATAACTACGGCGGCTCCATCGACAAGGTTCTGCGGTGCGACTTCGACAGCGTATCGGGGCTGTATTACTGGACGCCTTCCGGCGCAGCTCAGTCGTTCCAGACGATGTCTGTCGCGACGAACATGACGGCTGACCCGCTGATCAGTGGCGATGTGATTGACCTGACGGGGTCGATTGGTCTGGGAGTCACGCGGACACTGACGCTAAGCACCTTGCGCGGAAGACCCGGAGATCAGAAGGTCATCAAGAACAGTCTGTCTTCGCTGCTAGGAAACCTCAACATTCTTGGAACAGGTCTGGGGTCTGGTATCGCCAATCTTCTTGGCGCGACGCAGACCTATGTCTGCCAGTGGGATAGTGGTACATCTGCCTTGAAGTGGACCCGCTTGACCTGACATGCCTGAAATCCCTCTCGGCCTCTCTTCGCACAAGCGCCGCAGTACGTGGAACCCTACCGTTCGCGCGCTGAATATGCTTGTCGAGAAGTCCGAGACGAACCAGATCAACGGCATCGACCATATCCAGCGCCCCGGTCTGGCGCTGTTTTCCGAAGCCGGCACGGGGCCTATACGCGGCGTGTTCAGGCGCGCGGGCGCGATTGGCGGGGACTTCCTTGTCGCCAGTGGCGTGCAGTGGTTTCGCGTCACCCTGGCCGCGACCGTGACCCTGCTAGGTTCGCTTCCGGGTACAGACCGCACCTCAACTGCCTCAACGTCGGCAAAAGCCATCACCGTCAGCGGTGGAAACGCCTACTCGACCACTGGCGGCGCACCAACGCAGATCGTCATGCCAGATTCGCGTCCGGTGTCGTCTGTCGCGGAACTGAACGGGTATTTCCTGCTGACGGACGCTACGCCGGGGTCAGCGCGGGTATACTACATCGAACCGGGCGCGACTGACCCCGGCGGTTTGGATTTCTTCTCCACGGCCAGCGTTCCGGGAAACAACGTCAAGGTTGAGCGTGTCGGAGACGAACTGTGGTTCCTGAAAGAGGAAGGAACGGAGGTTCACGTTGCGACCGGCGACGCCGATCTTCCGTTCCAGCGGATTCCGGGCCGCAATTATGATGTCGGCACGCGCGCCAGAGACACGGTCTGCCGGTATGACAACTCGCTGGCGTGGGTCGGAAACGACGGCGTCGTTTATCGTGGTGACGCGTCTCCCGTGCGGTTTTCGACCCACACGATTGAGGAACAGGTCAGGAAGTCTGCGCCTGAGTTCTTGAGGGCATGGGCTTTCGATACAGACGGACACCGCTTGTACATCCTCACGACCGAGTTCGGCACGTGGGCTTATGACGTGTCTTCGCAGCAGTGGTCGGAGTTCGGGTCCTATGGGCGTCCGTTCTGGCGCGCACACGTAGGCGATAGCGGCGACACGTTCGTGGTCTGTGGAGACGACGAGGAAGGCCTGCTGTACCGCGTAGATCAGGAACGCGCGAATGACAATGGCGAGCCCATGGTTCGCGAAGTAACGGGCGGTGCGCCTGTGGCTGGCGGTATGGTTCGTTGCAACAGTTTCGAGCTTTACGCCACGACAGGCACGGCGACCGATCCAAACCTTTATCCGCGCGCGCGGGTTTCATGGTCAGACGATCTGGAAACGTACGGCGATTATGAAGAGGTTGCACTGCAGCCACAGGGTCGATACGGCGAACCGGTGCGTATCTGGTCGCTCGGGGCGATGCGCTATCCTGGCCGACTCTTCAAGATAACGATCACCGATGATGTCGTGGTGACGATCTCGGCGGCTACCGTGAACGAGCCGTCTCGCTGATGGTGTACAAGCTCCCAACACGTCAGGCGCGACTTCCCATCGTGGATCAGAAGGGCTTGCCTACGTCGGACTTTCTGCGGTTCCTCAATATCGATCTGATTGGGTCGATCCAGACGGCGTTGAATCAGAACGCCGACGCAACGGCTGCCATCGCCCAGATCGTCGCTGACCTTCAGGTCGTCGTGGCGCAGCTACAGGCCACGTCAACAGCAGCGCAGGCCGCTCAACAGGCCGCAAACAACGCGCAAGAAACGGCTGATGCGGCAGGCGGAACCGCGACCTCAGGTTCTGCGTCGAATCCTTCTATTGACCTGCCAACGCTGAACGCATGGGTAAATGGTCCGACTGTGAACCTGACTGGCGTGGTCGCGGGTAACCTGACGATTACCGGCTCAGGGCCACAACAGGACGGTGACGTGTCTGTCGCTGGAACAGGCGCTAACGGAGAGTTCCGGATTGTCGAGATTGACGGCATGACGGAGACGACCCGATTTACGGGCGAGATGAATATCCGCACGTTCGATGGATCGACCTATACCGTGACGAACCTGAGTTCGTCAGAGGTTCAGGATTTTGTAGAAGCACGCACGAACACAGGCGCGATCTCCTACCGTATCGACGCCCGACGTACGAGCGGAACCGCAGTCAGTTCTCTGTTGCTGTACATCTTCGCAAGGCGCACGACGTGATTGAGCGGGATTACCTGTTCTGGGATGGTGTCGCAGCGCACGAGGCTGTTTCGCCCCATATTTTCATGGGGACCGAACCGTTCAGCCTGAAAGACATCGTGTCTCGTGAACTGAATATGCCGCTTCGGTCCGAGCATGGGGGTGTGTTGCTGCTAGGGCTAGACGGCTTCGGCCTCGTCCGTGAGATGCACACGCTCTACACGCCGGAAGGCTGGGGGCGTGAGGTTGCTACGAACGGCAAGCTGTTCATGCACGAGGCGTTCAAAACGACTCAGGTAATTTTCACCCACGAACAGGAAGAAAACTGGCGGTCTCGACCTCCTAAAAGCCATGGCTGGCAAAGTCAGGGCGATTTCTGCTATGTAGGTCTCACAAAACGGCTTAAGCTGTGGATGCTCACCCGCGAGGCTTTCTATGCTTCGCCCGTAGGACGTAAATTATGCCAGTAGTCGCCGCAGCAGCCATTGGAGCCGGAGGGAGTCTCCTTGCGGCGAACAGCGCATCCAAGGCGAACAACAAGGCTATTTCGGCAACGACTGCGGCGGCGGATCAGGCGACTGCGGAGCAGCGCCGTCAGTTCGACCAGAGCCGCGCCGATCAGCAGCCGTGGCTGGCGACGGGCACGGGCGCTCTCAATCAACTAGCCTCGCTGTATGGCCTCCCTACGGCCCAGAATTCGGCCTCGTTCAACGAAGCCGGGTATCTAGCGGCTAACCCTGACGTGGCTCAAGCCGTTCAAGGCGGTGCGTTCGGCGGATCAGCCCTGAACCACTATCAACAGTACGGACAGGCGGAAAACCGTCAGGGCGGAACGACTACGACAGGGGGCGCTGCGGCTCCGTCTGGCATGGCTGGTTTTATGGCCTCCCCCGACTATCAGTTCAGGCAGAACGAACAGGCCCGTGCTCTGACCGCCCGAAACAGCGCCTTGGGTATTCAGGACAGTGGCGCGGCTCAGAAGGCGGCCTTGCAGTACAGCGGAAATCTCGCTTCCAGTGAGTTCAATAACTACGCTAACCGGCTGGCTTCGTTGGCTGGTGTCGGTCAGACGGCTGCGAACAACACGGCGCAGCTAGGCCAGAGTTATGCTAATCAAGTTGGGAATATCGCGACCAATACCGGAGCAACACTCGCTTCTTCGTACCAAAACCAAGGCGCGATTAACTCCGGCATATTCCAGAACATCGCGGGCATTGGCGCGGGACTAGCGAACAACTACGGCTCGGGAAATTATAATCCGCTCGCCAAGGGCGGCTCTCTCTACGGGCTGTATTAATGGCTGGTCAATACGACTTCCTCTCTGGCGTCCAATCCGGTCAGGACTGGGTCAAGGGCCTGTATCAGGATCGCGCTCAGGTCCAGGCTGGCCGCGCCTTGCAGGGTGGGAACTTCGGCGCTGCGTCCGGTGCCCTGCTGGGTGCGGGCGACCTGCAAGGCGGGCTGGCGCTACGCCAGCGTGGTCAGCAGGAGCAAGTCGCTCAGCAGGCTCAGCAGGAAGCCGCCACCGCCGAACAACTTCAGTTCACGCTAAATGCCGCTCGTGGCCTGAAGACCGTACGTCAGCAGGGAGGAAACGTCCTTGAGGCGTATAATGCGCTTGCGCCCGCGCTTCAGCAAATGGGTACACGTCCAGACCAAATCGCCCAACTTGGGGAACAGATTGCCTCAAATCCCGGCATTCTGGACCAGATTGAGCAGATAAGCGGCCAGCAGTTGCGCGAGCTTTCCTTCCAGAAAGCAGGCGACAATTTGCTTGTCTTCGAACCGGGAAATCCTGATCCCGTTCGACAGTTTGCCGCTCCTCCCAAGCCTATTGAGGTTGGCGGCGTCCTGGTGGACCCCCAAACTTATCAACCCATTCTCGATACGAGAGAACCCAAAACTGTCACGGTTCAAAATAGCGACGGCTCTTCCAGCATTGTTCAGATTGACCAGCCAGCACCAGAGAGCGCTGGCCGCTCGTCGGGGCCCGTGGACGTTATCGACGTTATCCAGACTGTTATTCCCGGCGTCTCGTTTAACAGCGGGCTTAGGACACCTGAACAGAATCGCTCTGCTGGTGGGGCTGATCGCAGCTATCACCTGCGCGGTCAAGCAGTGGATATTCCACCGCAGCAAGGGCGCACACCGGAGCAACTGAAGGCCGAACTTCGCGCGCGTGGCGTGGATGTGCGTGAGCTTCTGAACGAAGGCGACCACTGGCATATTGCTTGGGGAAATGAGACGCGTGCGCCTAATTACGGGCGTGGCGAGGCTCCTCGCAATGGCGGCGTCCGCGTTGTAGCCCAAGGCGCTAATAACGGTCCTACGCCAGCTGGTGCGCGGGCTGAAGCCGCTGCGTTGCGTGCCGAAGATCGCGCCCAGGATTCGCAACAGCGAGGCGAGCGCGTCGCTCAATCACAACTGCGTCGTGAGTTTAATGCGCGTCCTGAGGTAAAAGAGTTCCGCGAGGTCGATAACTCTTTCCGCACGATTCGGAACTTTGTTCAGCAGCCGTCCGCTGCTGGCGACATTTCTCTGATCTTCGCCTTTATGAAAGTTTTGGACCCGACGTCCACGGTTCGCGAAGGCGAGTTCGCCACCGCGTCCAATGCAGGCGGCGTTCCTGATAGCATCCGAAACATGGCTAATCGCGCCATGAACGGTCAGCGCTTGCAGCCAAATCAGCGGCAGGACTTTCTGCGCCAGGCTGAAGCTATCCGGGGGTCTCGTGAACAGCGCTATAATCAAGTGCTTGGAGAGTATCGATTCGAGGCTGAGCAGCAGGGTTTTGATCCCTCACGGATTATTGGCGGGAGTGGGGGTCAAGCCACTACAACCCGTTCTCAAACCAACGCACCCGGCCTGCGGTTCAACATCACGCCACAACAGCTTGAGACGCGCCAATCCATCATCGGCCAAGGTCAGCGCGGCCAAGGGCGTCTCGGCACGCCCCAGAACCCCTATTATCTGAACCCTGCTGATGCGCGTGGTTCTTACGCCAATCTACCGGCAGGCGCTCAGTATGTATCTCCCGATGGTCAAATCAGGGTCAAGCGCTAATGGCTGATCCTTGGGAATCAGACCCCGTTGTCCGTCAGCGTAACCCGCGTGCTGTTCAGGTTCGTCCAGATGGCACACGGTATGGCGTGGTGGCGGAAAGCTACACCAACGAAACGCCGGAGCAACTGGCTCAGGCGGGATACACGCTGGACCCCGCTACGGGATCGTATGCGCGGACCGTCGCCAATGTGCCCGATCCTTCCGGCGGCGCTGCACCGCCATGGGAAGCCGATCCCATTCTAACCGACTCACAACGGCTGGCCGCTTCTGAAGCCGAACGCCGTCTGGGCGCGAACGGAGACACCGCAGCACGCGAAAGCACGCTGATGAACGGTCTGCTGCTAGGTGGTGCAGATGAGGTTTACGGGCGTCTGGCGCAAGGCGGTCAAATGGCGACGAACCTTGGCCGCCGCCTGCAAGGTCTGCCGATTGAGATCAACTCGTCTGACTTGAACGACGCGACCGTGCAGGCGTACCGTCAGACGACGGGTGATTTCGCACAGGAGCATCCATGGCAGGCTGGTGGACTAACGCTGGCTGGTGGGGCTCTTACGGGCGGCGCTACGGTCGGAGCGGGCGTCGCTGGCGCTGTAGGTACCGGCCTCGCCTATGGCGCAGCGTCGGGGCTGAACAGCGCGACCGGGAGCTTTGCGGATAGGCTTCCCTCTGCGGCCCTGGGTGCGGCTGTAGGGGGCGTAACCGGCGGCGTGATCCAGGGTGGCGCACAGGTCGTTGCGCCCTATGCACAGCGTCTTGCGGGGATTGCTGGGGCTGCTGTAAATCCGGGTGGCGCGGCGCGAGCTGCTACGCGTCGCATGGGTCCTGCTGTCGGTGCAGCGACGCGGCTTGAGGGCGTTATTGGACCGGAGAACTTCGCGGAACGCGCGCGTCTTCAGGCGTTGGGCCTTCAGCCTTCTGTTCTGGACACCTTCGGGAATCAGGGGGAACGGCTGATTCGTAATGCCGCTGGGCCTGCTGGCCCCGGTGCTGATCTGGCTGTTCAGAACAGCGTGGCGCGTACTGCCAACCTGAAGCCTGAGATCATGGACGTAACTCGCGGGCTGTCTCGTGATCCACGGTCGCTTGAAGGTGTTCGTGAGGGTCTGACGGATGTGCGCAGCAATCTTGCAGGAACGCAATATGCGCCCGCTTATGCAACACGCGTTCCGGTCTCCGAGGACATTTTGAGCGCCATTGGCGACGAGCCGGGTCGTGCTGCCTTGCGGCGCGCAAGGTCTGCTGCTGTAGCACGTCGTAATGACGAACAGGTCGCAGAGATCGACGGCCTGCTGAACGGCTCGACTACCGAAGTTACGGCAGGGACGCTTGATCGTGTGCGAATCGCCATGGCGGGACGTGGTCGTGACCTGAACCAGCGCCCCGGATCGCGCGACATTGCCGGAGGCCTGTTCTCGCGCGCCGACGACATCGACACCGCCCTGTCCAACGTTCCAGAGATCGCACCGGCCCGCGCTACCTATGCTGACCTTTCGGGCGCTCTGGACAATCTGGACGACGCCGCGAGCGTGTTCAACACGAACCCGGCTGATTTCGCGCAACGCGTTCAGAACATGACGCCTACGCAGCGTGAAGCGATGGTGATCGGCGTTCGTCAGCGGATCATGGACGCTCTGGGGGGCCAGAGAGAGGCAGGAACTGGCGCACTACAGGCGGTAGCAGAGGCTCCTTACTCGCGTGAAAACCTTGCAGCGCTGCTCGGTCCTCAAGAGGCGGAACAATACATCGGACGCATTCAGGAAGGCGTGCGCCAGGCTCAGCGCGCGGCTCGTGTTTCGCCAAACACGAACAGCCAAACCTTCGGGCGCACTCTTGACGATGAAACACAAACGGCGGCGGGGATGGTCGGCGCTGCGGTTGATGGCGGTCAGGCCCTTACCGGAAACCTTGTCGCCATTGGGCGCACCATCGACCGCATCCGCGCACGCGCTACCCTGTCTCCCGAAGAGCGCGGCGCTATCGTACAACTCGGCATCGGGTCTGCGGATGATCTGGAGCGCATCGTACAGGTTGCAGAGATGGCGCGTCGTCAGGGTCGAGGGCCTCCCCGCGCTGTGCGGGAATACCTCACTACGACCCGCAACGTCCTAGGCTCTAACTCGCCCGTGACGCAGCAACTTGAGCGGCTTCTGTTGCCATCGCGTGTCTCAGCAGAAGAAGAACAGCAATGAGTGGCGCTAACAGCCACGATTGGCTACTCTGCCACAACAAAAACAGGATCAGCAATCTCACGCTGATCACTATACACGGATTCTGAGAATGCCAGCAGGCCGCATCGTTCTCCCCCCATACTTCCCTGTCAGAGACGGCAACGGCTACCCCGTGTCTGGCGCGAAACTGTACGTCTATGAAAACGAGACGACGACGCTGGCGACGATCTACACGGATTTCGCCCTGACGGTTCCGTCTGCAAATCCGGTCGAGGCGAACGCATCGGGCGTGTTTCCTGCTATTTTCGCTGAAGCAGGGACGGAAGCTGATCCGGTCCTGTATTCCCTTTCCGTTACAGACGATGACGGGCGAGCCCCTGGACGTCCTTCCGCATTCGACAACTACCGCCCCTCCGTGGACTATGAGACGGCGACGCTGATTCTTGCCGAAGCTGCCAGCGAGTCGGCACAGGCCGCCCTGGCAGACATCAACGAAATCCTGCTGACGCAACCGGAGTCGGTGGCGATTGCAGGTCGCGCCCTTATCGACGGCTCAAACATCATTTCTCCTGCGACGTTCCGAACGAACATCGGAACAGCCGCGCCAAACGTAGTAGGTCCGTCCGTCGCCGTGCAGGGCTCTGTCTCTGCTATCGACTACCAATTCGGACCCGACGCGAGTTCGCTTGGAGGTCTGCACCCGACAGGAAAGACTTATTACGGCTGGTCATTCAGCAAGTCGTTCACGCTGGCCGCCAATCCGTCACCCGGCCCGGCCCCCGCCTTCACCATGGAAGTCGTCGCGAACAACATGAGCGCCGCTGGAGATGTTGGCGCATACATGGGGATCGCCCTGTCGCGCGGAGCGAATACCAAGGCGCTCGGCATGAACCTGATTGTGGGTTCGGATGTCGCCTATACCGGCCTCAAGCTCGAAGGCTGCGAGATCGACATACAGCCCGCGCCGGGATCAACGGTCATCGACGGGTTCGGCCTGGCGCTGAACGCCTTCAGCCAGCCCATGCCCGTCGCCGCCATCGTGATCGGTGGTGTTTCTGGCGGCAAGTTCGCCAACGGGATCAACATAATCGGAGGTATTTCAGGGTCCGGTCTGGTTGTCACCCAGAATGCGACGATGACATCCCTGATTAACACCGGGACCGGCGTCTTCTCGGACGACGCCATCATCCTGAGCAATACGCATCGGCTGCGCTTTTCAGGCACAACGGGGGCGAATAGCGCCTATATCTGGGTCGATTCAGGGAATGGTCTGCGATACGTCGCGTCCTCTACGGAAGCCCACAACTTCCGCAACCACGCCGATACGTCCACGCAAGCCTCTATCAGCAACGACGGCATTGACCTGGGGCTTCCCGGGCAAGCCTACCGCGTGAACGGCGTCAAGGTCGTTGGCGCACGTGATACCGGCTGGACGGCGACGACCGGCACGGGCTCTAAAGGCGCGTTTGCAGCGACAGCAGCCGGGACTGCAAACGCAGCCTATGTGCAGGCGGATTTCCAAAGCGCCCTGAACCGAATTGCCGCGATTGAGGCTCGCGTCGTTGCGCTGGATACAGCGTTGCGCACACACGGCCTTATTGGGGTCTGACCATGTACGAAATGATCCTGGCTTGCTATCGTTCGGGGCAGATGTCCGAAGAGGACATGGTTGAGCGGTTGAAAGACCGTAGGTTTTCGATCTGGTATAGGAAGCACAAATGAAAAAGCCGAAGCCGGTTACGATGCGGGTGGGACCCGGCGGTCATCCGACCCCTCCACCACCTCCACCGCCTACTCGCACGACCTCTTCTCCTAAAAAGAAGTGATCGTCTGGGGTCTCGCCATTCTGGCCGCCTGTATCGTGGCGGACAAGGATGCGAGACCCCACGCCTTCATTCTCGCCGCTGGCTGGCTTCTGGGATTCTACGCCGCGCTCTGGTGGCCGATTAACCCACTGATCAGCACGGTCGCCGGTCTGTGTTTTTTGGCCTTGCATCTTCGTTCACCGGCTTGGTGGAAGTTCGCGCTTTCCGGCCTTGCCCTGTTCATGCTTGGCATGGACTTCGTTTATGCGCTCTACCTTTTACAAGGCGTGTGGATTGGTCCACAATACGACCTTGTATTGAGTGTCGCACTTGCGACGCAACTAGCCCTTGTGGCCCATCGGGGTATCTGGAATGGCGTTCATGGGCTGGGTAAGTGGCTGTCTGGTCGTTTTTCTGGGTGGAGCGTTCCTGTTGGTGCGCGACGCGATTCGGAAGTGTCGTAAATGACAGGGTTCATGGCATGGTTCGCGGAAAACAGTTGGCTTTACGTTGGTTCGGTTTCTGGCTCTCTCATCGCAATGAGCGCGGCGAGAAACCTTACGCTGGCTGGACGGCTGCAAACCCTGATCGTCGGGACGTTGTCTGGATGTCTGGCAGGCCCTGCTATCTGCGAGTTGTGGTTCGCTCAATATGACCCGCAAAACTCACGCATCCCATCGTTCATCTGCGGCCTTGTCGGACTCACAGCCTTGGGGCTCATCCCGATCATCATCAAGAAGTCGAAAGACCTTCTCGAAAAATATCAATTCAAAATTGTCGCCACGGAGCCGCATGATGAGTAGCTATCAGACTGCTCAACGGTGGATGGACGCCATGGACGTGAAGGCTTACGCGGGAGCCGGTTTCTTTGTCCTGTGCATCGTCGCCAGTGCCGTGTTCGGCGTCCTGCCTCACGGGAGCCTTATCTACATCAACGCCCTTGTCAGCGGCGCGGCGTGGATGGTCTGCCTCGGCATTTTGATCTTTGGCGGCAAGCGCGTCGATCTCTATGACACGGTTACGGCAGCGCTGCTGGCAGGAGGCCTAACGACATCGATTCCGTCCCTGTTCGCCAACGACTCCGTCGTGGTCTGGGGCTCGACGTTCAGCCGCTTGGGCGTGCTGATGTTCGCCCTGCGTTGGGCCTGGAATATCTATAGCCGGGTTCGCAACGAGCGGGACGCTGAGAAGTGAGCAAGACCGAGGACAATGAGGCGTTTGTTCGCGAAGTTCAGGCGGTGCTGGGCATTGATGTTGATGGTCACGCTGGGGCTCGCACCTTACAGGCGTGGCGTAAGACGCAGGCCGTGGCGGGAAATACGGCGGCGGCGTCCGTGATCCCCGATTCCTACTGGCCGATGCTGTCAAAGATCGAATCAGGCGACCGGCCATACGTGAAGGCCTCTACGTCGTCCGCCTCCGGTCTCTACCAGTTCATCCGCGCCACATGGATCGCTGAAGGTGGTCAGTGGGGCTCGGATATGTCGAGGGCATTCGGGGGACTTCAGCCCCTCAAGGGTGAGCAAGACATGCGCGCCCGTACCTTCACCGAGAAGAACGCCAACGTCCTGCGCAAGGCCGGAATCCCGATCAACAACGCCTCTCTTTATGCCGCGCACTTCCTTGGTGCTGGAACGGCTGTGAAGGCGCTTGAGGGTGCTGTGACGGACCGCATTGCGGAACACGTCGGTCTCGCTGCGATCCAGGCTAACCCTTCAATCCTCAAGGGGACGGTAGGGGATTTTTTGACTTGGCTGCATCGGAAGACAGGGGTTTGGGCGAAGTGATTGGATCAGGGGTCAGGTATCGAACCTGAATCTTCGCAGTCAAAGTGCGACATCCTACCGTTAGACGAACCCTGAAGAATTGGTCTGCGTGGCAGGGTTCGAACCTACGACCCCTCGATTCCAAATCGAGTACTCTACCAGACTGAGCTACACGCAGAAAAACCCTGCGCGTTAACGCAGGGCCTAGTTCTGTCGCGGTCGAGGTCGGAAGATCATTCCGCCTTATGGCATCATCCCTTGACGCACACAACCTGTCTCAGCGTGTGGACGATTTCAACGTGGTCCGCTTGAGCGGCCATGACTGCGTCGATGTCCTTATAGGCTGCGGGCGTCTCATCAATCACGTCTTCATCCTTCCGGCACTCGACGCCCTCGGTCGCCTTGATGTGGTCTTCAACCGTGAACCGGCGCTTGGCTTCAGTGCGCGACATTGCGCGCCCTGCTCCATGCGAACAGGAGTTCATAGACATGGCGAGAGGCGCGCCAGCCTTTGCCTTCACGATGAAGGATTTCGCGCCCATCGAACCAGGGATGATTCCAAGTTC